GGAAACCCTTCGGAATCAATGTTTTATAAGTGATGACTACTTTAGTGTCATGCGTGATGCCTACGTTAGTGGCATGGGCGATTCCTGCCTAGTGGAATGTGACTTGTCAGTTCAAAGTAACTGTCGCTCTGAAACAAATACCAAAACGAATGTTTAATTTTTGTTGCTGAACTTAGTACAAGTATAAAGTACAGTTTGATCTACTAACAGATTATTTAGCGAAATTGATAAACTCGCTATATTAAGACTATCACGGAATTTTATGTGTTCTTCGGAACCCGAGTTAAGTTTGAATTTTGTACGATGTACAAGATTACTCAATACTCGAGCACGTGAACCCTCCCGCAAAATGTTGATTCGAAATTTGCGGTGCACGCTGTGCGCTACGAGAGCTCTATTTAGAGATGGCCTCTCATCCAGCAGCCCTGGAAACTGCCATGAATCAAACTGCTTTGTCTCAATGGGTGTTGAGACACACATTCTTCGGAATGGAAGCTTTTAATCTCACCTGCTACTCAAAATATTGAAACTATGGATCTTGTCGGAGATTCCTTAAACACCGACACCAACATGTCTTCTTCCACTGGAGTTATTGCTACCACATCTGATGTGATTATGCATAACACCAGCACCCAAGAAGAAACCCGATTCACGGACGCGAACTTTGTTCGCAACAGCCTCGCAGTTATTAACGACTCTAATTTGTCTCATCTTGATGAGACGACCACGATCGTGAAGTTTCTGCAACGACCTACCGAAGTCTGGAGTGCTTCCATCTCAACATCTGATATGAATCTCATGACGCCTTTTGCATCCAACACTGGATGGGCATCGCGTCCAACGCTCAAGACTTTCGATCTCCCAAAGGATTTTATGAAAGGACGTAAGCTTGATAAGCTAAACAACTATGAATGGTTTAAAGCCGACATGGTTGTTCGCTTTATGGTGAATGTCAACCCTTTCGTTGCAGGCCGAATGTGGGCCTGTTTTGTACCTATGGAAAATAATGTATACGACGAATGTAAATGTTTGTATAAAAGTCGTGCTGCTATTACCAGTTATCCTGGTGTGGATTGACTT